CGAACGTCGGTGTTTTCGAACCCCCAAATATCCCCTGGGGGGGGTGTGTGTCGTGTCCAAGAGCCAGTCCACCATTGACACACGTCGGCTCCATTCAGATGAGGTAAAGAATCAAAAGTTAAAGTGCAGAGAGAGCCGTAGCCCCTGTCCGCAGAAGGTTAACCCAATTGGCTGGTTTTGAAACCCAACTTTTGACTTTAGCCCATGCTTTTCCAAGAAGGCTCTTATGCTCGTCATTATATGTGACGGCTGGTAGCAATTTGGCCAACTCAAGCGCCCTAGGAAATGAGGGGGAAGAGTCTGAGACTTGAGAGGTGAAAAGGGAAGACCGCGTTTGTGTCTCTACGTGTAAATCGACACGGAGACGAACGGTTTGGTCAACCTCAGCCCTCTTAAGCGCAAAGGCCAAATAAGAGACAGTTTCTAGATCATCGGAAATGTAAGTACCATGTGGTCGGAAGAAATATTCTTGCTCACTGTCCGGGCACCACCACGCGTACGCTCCATCTTTAAGCGGATAATCCGCAGCATAGATGGGGTACGAGGCAAAAGCAGCATAATAATCGCCAATTTCAACGTCACCAAGGTCAAAAGACATTGGAAGACGTGCTCCGGCTATATTGCCACCATTCGCCAAAGTCGAACCCATATACGTAACAAGGGCCGACAGCGCAGTGGGGCGTTCCATGTATGTCAAAGGCATATCAACAAGCTGGTCAATATCTCTGATGTCATACATGGTGCAGTTATTCTGATCTGAAGTCCAGGTGGCGCTATCGAAAACAGAAAATTCGAGGGCGTCAGGTAAACCTGGTGCATGCAAAATCCCTATTGCTAGGGAATCCATCAAGGGTGGTAAAACACCTGGGGTGATGTCAAACCGGCCCGTACCTGCCCGTATTTCAAAAAGAAAATCAGCAGAAGTGAATACCCCCGCGGTGTTCCAGGCAATACGTAAAATAACATTAGCGCTATAGCCTGCATTGGTGCGAAGGGCAACACTCATCGATTGGTTAATCGCCTGAGTTCTTGTAAGTTGAATATGGGGCACACCGTTGGCTCTCGTTCGTGGTAGAAAGCCGGTATTTTCAATACGCAGTGCATGAGACATCCACTTCGCACCTCCATCATCCTTGGATGTGTGGGCGTACATGGCTGAAACTGCATTTACCTGCGTCTGTGCATAAGCTGCCACCGGGGAGTGCCAAATGGCACCCTTAATTCCCGGGAATACAAAAACGGTGCTCTCGCCGGAAGCGCCCGCTGGGGCGGTGCTGGCGGAGGCAGGTCTCCACCTTCCAGTAGAAGGGAGATCCTCAATGATGTTTGGTGCTTTAAAGATAGCAGAAGAGGCCACAACCTCGTCTGGGACGCGGCGTGGTTCGAATTCTTCCGGTAAAATCATGGTGCGCACGTAAGAAGCTGGCAAACCTAAAAGGTCTATTTGGCCCTCATACATAGTGCTGAGAGCTTTAGGACCTTCCCTGTTTGGGATCATCTTCTGTAATTTCCGTGGCATGGTTAAAATTTTACCCCGCTCTGATTCCTCATGTTGCGCCCCACCGGCTCAGATGCAACCCAGGTAGCCCACGCGCATTGACTTAGTAGTCAATGTCACGCAGGCGTGCAAAAGCTGGATGTATGACTATAGAAAACCCAGTCACTTTATCCAACAATGCTTCCACTTCCAGCACTTCTGCCGGACTTATCTTATATCGGTTATGGATAAAAGATAGTGCTTCCACGCGATCAATTGATCGCGTTTCGCTCAGTACGCTAACACTCGGCCGGTACGCTTTGTCTGACTCGAGCACCCTCAATGTTTTCTCCGACACATGTTCTTGTTTAAGACCTCCGACACGCAAAAGCGCGCGCCGGAAAGCTCCAAGTATCGGGAAATTATCCATGGGCCCATCTGACATATTGAATGCCAGACCGATCGCGGCTTCCTGTCGATCAACGTCGCTGCAAACTTTGCCAAGTTTGCAGACGGCGGAAGGAAGCCACGCCCATCTGAAGGTACCATCTGGTCGTGCGTAAAATCGTCCTTTAAGAAACGTCGCGGTGCTCAGGTCCACATGCTCTGATAAAACTGCAACCAAGCCAATTTCCTCCCAGGTATGACCCTGGATAAACATTAATAATGCCAGTAGATTGTTGGTTGAGTTTGAGAGAGAGGTATTTGGCTGACCTGTCACACGTTGCGCGCCTTGCCGTTTAAACTGAATTTTGATTCGCTTCTTACCACGGGTACTAAAAGTGGCTCTAGCTTGAGAAATGGTGGAGAGCAACTGAAGGACCTGCGGCGAACAGCCAAGCCCCGCCAGGACTGTGAGCTCTGCATGAATCTGAGGAGACATTTGGCAGCGGTCATATTGGGAGTAATCAATTTCATAGACTACTCCTTCTGGCGAAACTAAAAGACTATCATCACCCATTACAATTCCATTCCAAGAACCCAAAATCAAACTATTAGCCCAGTCGGACAAATCAACGTCAGTCATACCTGATGCATAACGCATGTAGATAGTTTTGTCGCCAATTTGTATGGGTTTGGAGTTCAAAATGCGCTGAAGCCTTTTCGTGGCCGCGCGTATCTCTGGTTGAAGAAGATACTGTGCTTTAAGAGGAATGGTCATGATCGGTCGCGGTTTTACACCCATTTCGTTTTCAGTGAATTTGTAGTTTAATGTTTCATCACTTTTGACAAACACAGTCAGGCCATGGCGCTTTACAGCCTCCATGACTACCTTCATGCAATCATCAACGGTAGAATCCTCATATTTGATACACAATTCAAGGGCTTTCCGACGTTTGACTGGGTCTTTATAAGACTCAGCCCATTCACGTGGATTGCCAGGTGTAAGTGGCTCCGAATCAGTGCCCAGAAGGTACTGGGAAAAGTTTTGGGAGTAAGAAGCCCATAATTCAGGGCGGGTGGGGGGATTTATCGGCACGGCATTGCGAGTACGCAAAGCTGCCAAGAGGCTAGCATAGCCTGGTTTGGGGCGCCATAATAGTCCGTTTGTTCCGATGATTGGATAGATCGCGGGACCATCTATTTCATCAAAAGTCGGCAACCAGTCAGGATCCATGGCCAAACCATTCAACTGAATTGTGATCTCAACCGTCGGGTCAATGGCACAGGCTCGAACTTTCTCCCAATTGCAACGTGCGAAAGGGAGGGTCGAGTTGTACTCGTATACACCGGAGGGGAGACTAGACAATTCATTGTTAAGGTAGGCGGATTCAACTGGGTTGTTTGCATGACCATTTTGAGTATCGAAATCCGGATAGTCATCATGGTGAGTAAACAAACGGTTAATGGCGATGCGGCACAAGTTCCAAAGTGTCGCACCAATCCCAAAGACCACCGGGGCGCTTGCTTTGGAGAACGGTTTGTTCTCCTCATACAAACGCCGGGCGGTAGCGTGGTCAAAAAACCCTTTTCCTCCGTGGATGTGAAAGGTAGAAAGATAATGGTCAATTCGTGGAGGCGCGACAAATTGCTCCTTCACTGTTGCAAGCGAAGGAATTTTGTCCTGAAACCACCACAAACCGAAACCAATAACTCCAGCGCAAGCAGCCTTGGCCATTAGGGCCCAAGGTATGTTCGAACTGGGTTCTTCATACGTTAACACATTTTTCCACGCATTCCGACGCTCAAACTCTGTTGGAGCGTGGTAGCGGAGACCTTCGAGTAGAGAAGCCACTGCGATTTTACGCATAGCAAACTCGATGGCCATCACGGTTTGAAGTCTGACTTTTGAAACAAGTTGGTGAAAACAATCAATTCCTGAAGCCTTCATAAAAGGCGCGTCTTTTGAAAGATCAGCGTTAACTTTCATTGACATGGAAGAGAAGTTGAAAGAAGAAAGTGAAGAGGTACTTGCATGAGAAACATACTTTTGGTAGATGCCAATATGCACCAAGTATGTCCGAGTTACTTTCACTGGCAGATATTTGGAATAATATCCGCGAACTTCAATCTTCTTGAAAACGGCAGGAGGAGGATGTGCGATCGTACGTGTCTTAAACGCAGCGTTCATACTCACTATAAAGATGGAAGCGCCAGCTGAACAGGTCTTGTGTTCCCAGCGCATGTTTCCATAAGTGGTTTGAATTTCAGACCGCCCAAAAGGCCACATAACCCTTTCATGTTGAAAAGAGTTTGTTTTGTCTGCGAAAGCACGCACTTTGCTGCCTTTTGCCATATAAACTTGATTGTGCACAACCCCAAAATCTTCGGAAAAGGCGCAGAAGCGCATGATTCCTACTTTGGTGGTGGTTTGCATCAATAAGCGAGCAACGTCATTGGGATCGGAGAGAATGTCGTACTGGTCAAAAAGCAATAAAGCGTCCGTTTTGTTTTGCCAACCCATCTTTTGATAGATGTGAGTCAGGCGGGTGTTTTGCCCGGGGGCAAGTAGTCCTTTGAGAGGACGAGCCAAGTAATTGTTAAGATAGCGTACACAAACAAGGATATCAATCCGACGTCGCACTGCGGCCCACTCATGAGTGTTTGTGGAGCCGACGACGTGTGGAATGAAACCTGCTGCAGAAACCATACTAGAGCATTCTTGGTCCGTTCTAACTTTAATCTGGTTTACAGAGGGGGGTCCTCGTGCAACCGGAAGAACAGCTCCTTGAGGAACTGAAGGTGGTCTTGAAGGTCCGCTAACAGGAGCGCGCGGAGCGATAGACCGTTTGCCACGACCGCGGCCACGTCCACGTCCCTGTGGGCCAGAAGGAGGCGCAGAGGGGCGAGGCATGGGCACGGATGGTGGACTCTGTGAAGAACGATTGCCGGCAAAAGGATTTTGACTCGGAACAACCGATCGTTGTCCGCTGACATTACTGCCAGAAGACGAGGGACCTCTGCCTGATAAACCCACAGCAAATCGCATGGATGGGGAAAGGTGCGGGCTAACAGGTGGAAGAGACCAACTTCCGGGCGGATTGTTAGAGTTAACGGGCCCAGGAGGTGGTACAACTGGTGAACTGACGTTTGCATTAAAGGCCATTCAATAGTTGCGA